GCGCACTCTCGAGGAGAGAGCCTCAGACATATTGGATATGTTTCACAACGGTTGGGAAAATAGTCAGTTCTGGAAGGCTGGCTACAACGACAGGAAACGCCGAAAATGCATGCCACCACACACAATGCCGTGGGTCTGCGGACCACACGGTGAAACCTTAACAGTACTCTCTATTGATTTCTCATCTTTCGATGGGTCTTTGGGAGATTTGGCTGTTTGGGAAAGAGAAGCGTTGTACAGCGAGATGGTTAGACTATATGGGACAAAGAAGTGCGAGATGTTAAAACGTACACTCGACACTCAAAATGTCATTAACGCACAACATGGTGCATTCTCCGCAAAGATCTACGGCAACAGAGCCTCGGGTACTGCAGGCACATCCACTGGGAATAAGATTGTAGTTTTGGCTGCTCTTAAATTCGCCATGGGCCTGTCTTGGAGACAATGCAAGTTCTATTGTGACGGGGACGACACTCTCATATTTGTACCTGAACGATATCTAACACTCTTACCTTCCTGGACCAGGAGGTTGGGAGAGATTGGACTCGAGAATAAAGTGGAGAACATTGCCACCGATCCTTATGAGATCGCATTCTGCAGAGCTAAAATCCAAGATTCATTCAGACGGGGTAAAATAGTACCCGTGTTATGTAAGGAACTGCCTTCAGCAGTCATTTCATTCACTAATACAACTCAACACAAAAGACCAGACTTTCTCGACTATTGCCATTGTCTGAGAGAAGCTGTTGAAGTTGCTATGGAAGGAATACCTATATACCACGCTTTGGGAAGAATTTATCCTAGAAAAGAAGGTGCAAGACAAGTCGAACTAAACGGGTCGGGTTTTGAGAGACAATTATATCTACAAAAGTGCAAGAACAACAACAAAGCCTTCATCCCCGCCACACCGGATGAAGATGAAAAATTGTCGCAAGGAATACCTATGGAGGTGCGGCAAGCCTTTGAAAGAAGAACAGGCATAAGTGTGATCGACCAGGTTAACGCTGAGAGGGAACTCTCTAAACTGGGTGGGGGCCTCAAAGAAGTTTTTGAGGAGCGATCGAAGTGGAGTCACAGAACACAATACTTAGGCTACACAAAAAAA